GCACGCGCGCCATTCAAAACATTGTGAGCAGCGGCCCCAATTTGACGGTGCTGGGGGCGTCCGGCGGCGCGCCTGGCACCATGGACTACCTGTCCATGCGCTGGTTCTTTGGACAGTGGGACGGCAATTGAGGAACATCAATGTTCAACCATGACCCGCAATGACTACAAATTGTTACAATTAAATATGAATCAATTGTTGCAATTGCTACAATTGCAGTCACAATGGCTGCTTTAAATAAAATTAGAAAATTAAATCGTCATTTTTAATATCACATTATCATATGACATTGGGACATTGACAGCAACTAAACAAATCACGTAATGTCACTTGTCACTTCATGCGGAATAACTGGGTTTGTCCCCGGCCCCCCGCCGTGGTCTCGTGCGGGTGGAAACAACTGTCCCAACTGTGACAGCAACTATGGAACCAGTGCGTGTGGCGACACAATTAAACCTTATAGCACGTATGCTCTGGATGAACGGCGCAAAACAGAGATTTTGAAATATAAAAAAAATGGCGCGCAAATGTCCAAAGCGCAACAATATTCCATGTTGTCGCGCAATGCGCTGACTCGCAAAAAATCGTGGGCCACGCAAACGCAGACATACACGAATCCCAATGTGGACAAGTTGCCTGAAAGGGAAAGTGAAGGCGTAACTGTGGCACTGGAATGCAGGCGGCCGCAGGTGCTTTATTCTTTGACAAGCGACTGCGATGTCCCGGGACCCGTGATTCCACTCTACATTGATGCCAAAATTCCGCTATACAACTACAAAATGCAGGTGACGCCTTCATCGGGTGGAAAACAAGTCAACAAAATGTTTGACATCGCGTCATTGTGACATCGCGTCATTGAATAACTGAACCAATGCGAAATAATAAACAAATTTCAAAATATTAAAAATATAGTATTTAGAATACATATAAAGACACAAACACAATCCAAACAATTAGTAAAACAATGAATATCTCTCGTCTGCTTCCTTTTCTTCCGTTGCTCATGTTGCTTCCTGCCACATCCAGTGCAGCGCTCGTGTTTCCATCCAGCAAATCATCGGGTTTGAAGCCAGGCGATTTGTGCCCGCTCATACAAATTGTTGAGCACGAGCTCTGTTCCGAGCACCTGCATCACCTGCATCTGCAACACAATGCCAACAACGCATCCAAGCTGTGTGTGCTTCTGCAGGAGTACAACACCTCGTTTTGTTCGGGTGAAAAGGAAAACTTTGTCACCAAGCCCATCAGCTATGATGTCATGTCCGCTCGTGTGCTTGAACACGAATACAATAATCATAGCGAGTATGAGCATCAGCATGAGCATGCAGCCAAACATGGTTTGCATCTTCAAGAGCATGACCCCCATCATGTCAAAGACATTCACAAGGTGTGTCCCATTATCAATTTCATTGAGCAAGAGCTCTGCACCTCGCGCAACGAGGAAATCAAGGTTCATTTTGACCCCAAACAGCTGTGCCCCCTGTTGAACCTCACTTACACCGAGATTTGCGAATAATATGAATAATGTGCCAGTTATTGGATATGATTTACATACATGAATATCATTTGCATGTATGTAATGTAATGCAATGTGCAGAGGTTGAAGGGTCTCATTTTCTCAAGCGAGGATTGACACAGATGGCGTGGGTCGGGAAAATATCGCCGGACATGCACGTGTCTTCTTCGCCCACTTTGACACAGCTCCTAAACCCGCGGTCTTCGCCGATGTAGCAATACCCTGCCTTCCCGGTGCGCTGGGTGCGGCTGGTGGCGTCATCGGGTTGCGGCGGCTGTTTCTTTGCATGAGACAGCGCCCTCTGCAATCCAGCGTTGGAGCTCATGGCTTGGTCTTGGTCTTGCGTTTGTGCATGATGTGTTTGGTCTTGGTTGCCTTTATGGTCAATGGTTTGTTGCAGCACGTCAATGCCGCTGGTTGCGGCACCCGCGGCGATGTCCACCGCGCCCTTGGTTCCTTTCGCGGTGACATCCACAGTGGACTGAGCCGTGTCAATCGCAGCGTAACCCAAAAACCGGGCCACAGAGCGAAACGGGGCTCCGAACGTTTCACTGAGCCATGCGGTTATCTCATCTAAATAAGTGAACACATTGAAACCAATGAGAGCGAGCAACAGAACAATCAATGTGCCGCGAATAATCAATGAATACGAGGAGTCCGAGGACGACGACGACCATGATTCGGAAACGTCGGCGTCATTGAATGACATGTTGGACGGCGCGGATGCGGGGGCGAGCGCGGGGGCAGGATAAGACACATTCATGTTCATTGCGGCTGATGATGGACGATGAGTTCCAAACTGAATTGCTAATATATTTTAAACGAAGATAAAAATATTATCACGCTGTGCGAATGATGGTGTTCATTGAATTCAATTTGTCCATTTTTTCAATGGTTTTATCTAAATCCGATTTTGCGCCTCCAGAAGGTCCCGATAAGTAATCCATTTTGGGCGCAATTTCATTTTTTTTGACCTGCTTGTACACCGTGTCTATTTTTTTCACCACCGTTTCAACCGTGTCCTTGTTTGCCATAATTTCGTGCGTCATCACGACCGGTTCTGTGAGCAAACAAATGGCAAAGTAAATCAAATACCGCCGCTTCTTTTTCACTCCGTCGGTGTATCGCAGACAGTAAAGCTTGAGTAAACTTTGCATGATTTTGGGGATGAGAGGGTCCAATGCTTTTTTGGTTTGGTCCAGAATGAGCTCCCACACGATCCAAATGGGGTCCATTTGGAATTTGGAATCAACCGGCATGGTGCTGCGGCGTTCGCCCAAGCACTTTTGCTTTTTCATTTTGCAGATGTGTTCAAATTCCATGATCCATTCCAGCCAGTAGGATGCCAGCAAACTGTTTTTGGAATCTTTAGAGATGTGGAATGCGAATTCGTTGATGGCAATGAACAGTTCTTTGGGATCGCCGGATAAAAATGCGGCGGAGGCATACGACACGTTGGGCGCTTTCAGCTTGTCCGTCATGGCGGTGCTGTCAAAATCGGTTTTCTTGACTTTTATGCCTTCCAGGCTGTATTTTTTTTTGGAATTGCAGAGCACGCACATGATTTCGGCAAAAAGGGAGCGAATGCGGGGGTTGTTGCGCATGCGCAGCTCGTTTCCAATGTAGCCATTGGCCACGATGCCCTTGAACACATCATACCGCAATTCCAAATAGATAGACAGTTTCGGATTTGCTAAATGAATGTGTTTGCTCAAAAATGTGATGATGATGTCCCACAGTTCTTGGTAGTGCCCCGCGCACACCAGTTCAGCTGTCCAATAGCAGGCCGGCTCTATTTTCCCATTTTTTAGGCAGTTCAGCAATTCTTTGCGCACATCCGGCTTTTTGTATTTTGAGAACGTGATGCCCTTGAATTCGGTTTCGCTGCGAATGTCGTTGATTTCATTCTCATTCATTTTAGAAAAAAAATAAATAACAATATAACATATATTAATATTAACACATTAACATTACCATATTAACACATTAACCATTACCCCATCATGCAAGCCTCAGTCACGAATGCATTCAACACGCTTTGCAAATCAATTGAACGCAACGTGTGGTTTCGCGTGTTGCTGCTTGCAATTACCGGATTGTTGCTGGTGTCTGCACACCATAAATTCCAGCGGCTAAAGGTGCCGCGGCCGTATTCGGGGTCGTTCATGGAATCGTTTGTGCAGAGCAGCGGGAGCAGCCGCACCAGCAATGTCATTGTGAAAAATGACGCCGATGCAAAGGACGCCTTTTATGCTGCAGTGCACGACCAGTTGTTTAACCAAAAAGTGAACAACGCGTACGAAGTTGGCGAAATCATTAACAAATACCCGGACATATCCAACCAAACGATTGCGCTGGATGTGGGAGCAGGCACGGGTGCCTACATGAACGCCTTCATTCAGCACGGCATAACCAACATCACTGGAATTGAGTCGTCGGCCGACATGATTGCGCAGGCCAAAAAAGCGTATCCCAGTCTAAACCTGAAAATCGTGAACCGTGACCCCATGGTGGTGTCCGCTTTCAAGCCGGACAGCTTCACGCTGGTGTCCATGATGAACTTTGAGGTGTACTACATTCCCAACACGGAACAGCTGTTCTCCAACATTTACGCGTGGCTCAAGCCGGGGGGCTACTTCGTGCTGCATTTGGTGGACCCGCGCAAATTCAATGCCGCCAGCATGCTGGGCGGCGACAACGCGGTCCCCACGCCCACCCCCGCGAGCAACAAGGCACAGAGCGTCGCAAAGTTTAACGACTTTGAATACAAGTCGGACGTTCAAATTTTCCCGAACGACGTGGTGCAGTACATGGAAGTGTTCACCGACGACAACACGGGCAAGGTGCGCAAAAACGTGCGCAACTTTAAAATGCCGTCGCCGCAGACGTTCATTGAACTGGCCGCGGGCGTCGGGTTCAACATGCTTGGACAAATTAACCTTGTCAAAGCACAAAAAGAGCATCAATACTTGTACCTCTTCTACAAGCCGGCGAACTAACAATGAACAATGAACAATGGTCCTTTATGCGCTGCTAAATGCGGTGCACGGAATGTGCTTGTTGCCGGCCAAACACACCACGGGAGCGCTGGGGTAAGAGCCATGGAACATCAAGTTATTTTTGTCTTTGTTTTTGGATTGACGGCGGCCTTGAAATGATTCCTTTGCATTTTTGTAAAAGGCGCATGCAATTGCACCGATGAGTGCTGCAGCAATCAGCATGTGAGTCTGTTTCATTTTGGGGGGGGGCGGGTGCGTGTGTTTTGTGTTTACAATATCATAACATTTAATTGTGCATGATATTGTGAATGTTTGTTTGCCTTTTTTTTGCTTTTTTTGTATGGAATTTCAACGCACGTATTTTCCCGCTCGTGCAAACGAATCCACGATGAAAATGATGAACACGCCTAAAAAGCAATACAACACTAATTCCTCGGTCACGTGACCCGTTTTTTCATCCTGCTGGTCTTCCAACAGAGAGATGATGTGGTCCAGCTTTTGCAGCAGGATGTCCTTGCCGACGTCGTTCGCAGCAGAACCATTGGAGGCCTGGAACACGGACGGCATGTATTTGCTTGCTAAAGCCTTTGCATCCTGCAGCGAAAACGCTTCTTTGGCGGGCGCGGGATTCCATTTTGCGTTCAAATCGGTGCTGTTTGCACCCGTAAAACGGTTCCGATTTGGAACGGCCTCGGTTTGAAATTGCTGATGGATTGCGTTTGACCTTGAATTTGGATTTGGATTTGAATTATTGGAAAGCGGAACATAGTTGTTGTCCTCATCTTCATCCTCGGAATCGCTGGCATTTCCCCCGTTTTCGTAACTGTGAATGTTTTGAATCAGTTCCTGGACATATTTGTGCTGCTGCTGCGGCGGTTGCTGGTTATGGTTCGGGGTCTGGTTCGGGTTCGGGTTCGGGTTCGGATTCTTTTGAAGCGATTGATTTGATCGCAATGTTCGCTGATTCGTCCTTAATGTTCGTTTTGGTTGAACCGTTGTCGGCGGCGGCTTATTTAGAACCGCAGGCTCATCGCCATAATTTGAATATTGCAAATATCCAGACATCTCCTAATAAAAATGTATATAATATTTTGTTTTCATTTATCTTATTGTTATTGAATCATTGGATTGTATTTGATTGCATTGGATTCATGTATTATGATTTGAGGGTTTGTTTTTTTGGGATTTACCAAAAAAATAAAATTTAATAACAATGTTAATTATAAGATCACACATCAATCAATCATTTCTAAAATACAGCGACATGACTGGATTGCAAGAATTTGCTAAAAGGTTCACAAAATTGGATCCCGCAGTTGGTTACGTGGCAGTTGCATTTCTGATTGCATGCATTTATCCCGTTTTATTTTTGAGAGACGATGTTTTAGGCAAAATTGTTATGGTGTCCGCCATCATTGCAGCGACGATGTATCATCCGATTGCGGGCATCATTGTTGTGCTCATTGTTATCGTTGCATGGGACCCGGTGAAAGAAGGGTTCTCAATGAACGACTACCATCCATTGATGCCCACGACGCCATCATCGGCGATTCAATTCAATGCGGCCGACGAATTTAGAGAGAAATATTGTATAAAAGGGATCGCTCAATCCGCTGCAAACATGCCGCCCGTGCTTCAACCATACATGCTGAGCCCCGCGCTCTTTAACGACATAAACGGCAAACCGCAGTTCAAACTAGAAGTCATAAAACAAATGAACATTCCTTCGTTCAATGCAGCCAATACGTGCAAGGAGGATCCACCCAATAATTTTTTGACGGTTGCAAACATGTGTGACTCTGGTTGCAATTGGACCACGAACCCGACCACGGCACCAACCACGGCACCAACCCCAACCGAGGGCTTCACGCCGATGCTGCGCCCCCACATTCGCACCGCCCGCCACGTCGTTTCCAATGGCATAGACAATTTAAAATCCACTGCAAATCGTCTGAAACGCCAATTTTTTTAATCATTAAATTTTTTATTATATTAATATAACACATTCATATAACACATTAGACCCATTTTTGTTCGCTCATGTTTGAATTTATCACGGGATGGTTAAATTATGCGGTGTTCCGCCTGAATAACAGCTTGTTTTTTGCAGGCATCATCATGCTCATGCTCAACATTGGCGCGCGATACATTGAGCTCAAGCTGGACCCGTCCACCGAGAATTTTTTGAAAACGGCACTGACGAAGGAGGTGCTCGTGTTTTCCGTGGCATGGATGGGCACCCGCGATTTGATATTGGCTCTCGTTTTAACCGCCGTGTTTGTGGTTTTAGCAGACTACGGCCTGAATGCCAACAGCCGATACTGCATCATGCCTCAAAAATATCGCACCATGGCAGAGTCGGTTGCCATGAGCACTGGACCCATTCATGCCAGTGGGTCTGCCGGTGGCGGTGGACCCCCTAGTGGTGGGGCAGCCAGCGGCGGGGCATCCAAAGCCGGCCACGGACCTGGCAACATCGTGACCGACAAGGAAATTAGCGACGCCATGGACGTGCTTGAACGCGCCAAAAAACAACGCGAAACCATGAAGCACAACAAGTATTTAACCGCATTTCGGTCTGCCAAATTTTAGAATCATTGCGACAGTTCACGGAATCAACAATCAATTGCAATATTAAAATATAAATATACTTTAATATTCCATTCATCAATTTGAAACACTTAATACCACTAACACATGAATATTTTTTCAAATCCCGACGATGATGATGAGATTCAATCCTCCAGATTTGCCATGCATTTGAAAAAGGAAACGTATGACCAGTTGATGATCACATTCAACAATGTTACTTCTGGCTCTAGCTCTACTAAAAATGAAAAAAGCAGCGGCGGCAGGACCCAGCCCACCACTCAAAGCGCGCCGGAATATTCAAATGCACCGAAAGTCCTGACACAAACAATGTTGAAAGGATCGTCCACTTCCGCATCCTCATCCTCATCCTCATCCTCATCTTCGTGCGATTATGTTGTGAACATCCCCACGTCATTTGTTGTGTCAAAAGACCAAATTAAAGAGTTTTACAAAGACATAAACAAATTCAAGCAAACGAAAACAGATCTGAAATTAAATGATGCAACCGCAAGTGTTTTCATGCAATCGGACATGTTTGAACAATTCGTGAAGTTTGTTAAAAAAAATGCACACAAGCGAGAACTCGTGCTAATAGAACAATCCTATAATAACGCAATTGATCGGTTCAAACCTCTTACTTCTGGTATGGACAAAGTATGGAATTTGACCGTATTGGCAACCAATTTGGATGTGGTTCCTGTTGTTCCTACATCAAAGCCGACCGCAGATCTGAATGAACGCTTTGTGATTTTATACACCACTCCAATCAGCCCAGCATTAGACTTTCTTCCTCTTGCATCCGAATTTGTAAATACTGGTAAGTTCAATGTCGCCATCTCTCAAAAAGCATTGACCTATTTTTACAACTATTTCCAGTATTTGTATATGAAGGCTATAAATGGCACAAATTATTCAGTCGGACGCATTCCAAATTATTTGCCTGCGTTAACTTCAAACATTGCACCTACTGTGACTGGAACTCCTGTTCATTATCAGAATGTTGCTCAGGTTTACGCAAAACCATCCTACAATGTAGAAGTCATTCCGAATTTTTTGATAGGAATTATAACGGGAGAAGGGTTGCCAAATCGTGCCACGCTGTCAAATCGGGACAAATTTAAAGTAATACGGGACAACACGCATTTATACACGTTCAAATCCACACCGGATAATAGCATGAATTACGATGCATTGTTAAAACAGCTTTATTACAAATATCCGTGTTGTTTGACTCCGAATGCAATCTTATCAAAGGATGCAATGAAAAAAATTGCGACGGCTTCAAAAGCAGCAGCAGTAGCAGCAGCAGCAGCAGTAGTCCTAGTAGTCACTCCATTTAATACTTTTTTGATAGACGCCATTAATGAGTGCGATAAAACCAAATCGCATTCCATCATTTGTGCGGTGGCAATTGCCGCAAGAGAGTTTATTGATTACACTGAAACCGCGATTGGTGCTGGTGGTGGTAATTCAACCACCATATCAAACGATTTATTTAACACGATTGATTTTGGGGCAGCAGTAAGAAACGATATTAAACTCGCGATTTTGACTCAGTTGCAGGCTGCCATTCCTGCCAACCAATTAAATCCGTTGATTGGCGCGGCGTGTGCTGCGGGAGACGCGGTATACGCTGCCGCCAAACGGGCAATCACATCAGTGGTGATGGCAGATACTGCTGCACTGTCGGCTGTTGGAATGACCGCAATTCGCAATGCAATGAACCGCGTGATAAACAACCTCAATAACTTTGCCGCATTCATGTATGACAATAACACGATGCTGCGTTTGCTGAAATACAGCGACCAACCGCAGATGGTTAACGCGGCATTTAATGCAAATAACATTCTACCCCAAAATTTACTAGAGAATGCAGACTATTTAAAAACGCTGTATCAACCATCGCCCCCAGGCACATCACAATCCCAATCCCAATTGGAAAAACAAAAATTTGATGAAATGGATGATGAAATGCTTTACATTATTTGCGGACCCGTGTATTTTGATTACACCTGGATATTCAAGCAGAATCCGGAGCTAATAAAGCACATTTTAGGCGAGGACAAAAGCGAATCCAAAGATGATGCATGGAGGGATAGAACGGATCCGTTGACTGAAAACAAGCACTACGTCAAAGGTGGGCAAAAGGATCCAAATTATCCAAAAACGAGGTTTGACGTGCTGCCCGATAGTCTTCCCAAAAATTGCAAAGAAATATATGTGTCTCCATCTCTCGCAAAAACCGAACTTGACAACGTGGTCAGGAATGTTGCAGAAGCAGCTGCATTCACAAATGTCGCAGCGGTTGCTGCCATGTTTGCACAGTGGAATGTGAAAAATCAAGATGCAGATCGCGTTGCACGCATTGTACCGCCGACAACAATTCAGGCTGCAATTGATTGGACCACTCCCGGGTATTACCGATACGAAATAACGAACACGGTTGCAAATCCAGAAGTGACATCACTGGCACAAGCAACACATATCGAACAAAAGGCAATAAGAGAATCAACAGCAGCAGCAGCAACATTAGCAGCAGCAATAGCAGCAAGAGCAGGAGCAGGAGCAAGAACATCAGCAGCAAGAGCAGCAGCAGCAGCAGAAAGAACCGCAACAGCAGCAGCATCAACAGCAGCAGCAGCAGAAAGAACCGCAACAGCAAAGGTGCAACGATTGGGACTACTCGCAACACCCTCGCAACTGACCAACCGTTTCACGCAATTGATGCGCCCACGAGAGACTGGTGTGCAGGACTACACTGAGCCGAATTTGCCCACGGCGTATCCTCCCCCATTAATGTTTGCCACTCCCGAAATGCGGGGCCCCGATAATTCGTTTATGATGCACGCATGGATTCCAGACCTGAGTTCCGAAAACAGTCCGTCTTATTCAAAGTTCATGACGAATGGACCAACCCCCGCCAGTGCAAAGGTTTTGAAAAGGGATGCATACACGAATCACCTTTACAAAATGATGCACTTGATTTTTGAAACTGCAATAAAAAATGCAAAAAACATGGGAATTAATGTTTCATCGTCGTATAATCCCACTGCATACAACCCATATGGTTTTGGATCTTCTTATTCAGATCCTTCATCTTCATCGTCTTCATCGTCTTCATCTAATAAAATTTGCATCAAAATTATGGCGGTTGGGTATCGTGGCAATAATAGAAATCTGAAAGCGGTCACCGATGATAATGACAAGGTTTTCATTGGCGATGCATTTTTTAACGCCGTGCGGGACTACAGCATGCAGCACGAATCAAAAAATGTGCACGTGGCCATTCATTATGACGCGAATCAGCAAGCAGTGAAGCAACGGTACAGCGAATACAAAAGACAGCGCGAGTCGGTTTTGTTGAGAAGCCAAGGCAAATCATTGGACAATGATTTGAAACTAACAATTCAACCGATGGAAGATTTTTTCACGCTTAGATATTCATTGATAAACCGAAGCCAATTAAAAAAAACTGACCTGCTGTATTTCGTGGATTATTGCAGCACTTCGCGCGCATTCATTGGGAATTGCGGCGAATGGCCGGAAAACATTGAAGATGTGATGGATAAAGCAATTACTAATGGGGCTGCTGCCACTCAGCCATTGCTGCAATGTCTGTATAATGCACTTGCATCAATTGCGCGATTATACGCGAATCGCAACATAAATGAAAAAATTACTGAAATTTCGCAAAATTTGGCTGTTTGGAATGCTGCTGCAAATACACCAAAAACATTAGTTGCTAATTATGATGCATTGAAAACTGCTTATTTAGACTATAATGCTGACAACACGGTGCATAATGCTTTTACCACTAATAGACAACCAAGGAACATAAATGTTAGTTGGTGGCAAGGAAATGATGGTAACAATCAAAATTCACTTCCGCGCAATGCATACATGAGTTCATTTGACGAACATGTCCTGATTTTACACAATTTATTGAACAACACGAATGCTGCTGCTGTTGCAGTCAATGCATCAAGATCAAGATGGGTCGGAGCAGCACCCGCTCCGCGTTTTGCAGCACCGGATCACACTGCTGCCACTGAAAATGTCACCGCAAATTATGGACCTTTAATTGACAATGATGATAATAATAATCCCAGGCTGGATGCCACCTTTGAAAACGCGGTGTATGCTTACACGCAGGCCAAAAAAATCCTCACACTATTGACAAAAATGGGGTCGGACGGATTTCAGATACTGCAGCGCGATCAGGCCGAGGTTAAAACGGCGCTTGATGCGCTCACAGTAGACATGTCGTGGTCGCTGGACGCCAAACTGACGGCAGCAGTGGGCGAGGGTGCGTTCATCCCGAATTCCAGCGCGCTGCACAATCCGTTCATGTGCACGAAATTGCTGGATCCAAAGGAATGGCAATTCATTGATTTTGAAGACATTGCATCACGCAACGTCACTGGAACTTACCCATTGCCATTGCAATTGAACCAAATTGTGCAAGCAAAAATAAGTTCCAGGTATGATTCCGGTTATGGTTCCAGGTATGATTCCGGTTATGATTCCAGGTATGATTCCGGTTATGATTCCGGGTATGGTTCCGGTTATGATTCCGGTTATGGTTCCAGGTATGGTTCCAGGTATGGTTCTGGGAATAGTTCCATCCCTAAAAGCATCGTCATTTCAAAACAGCCCAACATTGGTGTGTTACGCCAAAACATTGGCATCATTTTGGAAAATTTATTTCAAAAAAATGCACCAATTGGCAACCAAATGGTTTTAAACGATTATGCGTGGCCAGATAAGCGAATCTATTCCAAAATCAAGCGCGACTTGAAAATTAACGATATGCGCCACCGCGTAATTAATTTTGCCGAATTGAGCGGAATTAAACAGCCATCGGGTTGCGTTCAATTCCCCCTCTTTGTGATTCATCTAATGTTGTACACGTTTGAAGGCAATCTATCGGACATGACGGGAATGGACAAAGCTAGTCTCTCGTGCGCGCTTGACGGAAACATGTTGAAAACCAACACACGAATCATGTGGGACCAAATGATGGAAAACATGAAAGCAAAGCAGAACAATTTCACAACTGCAAACATTTTGAAACGGCTGGGGGTTAATGCCGAAGTGCAAGAGTTCAACTACACTGCATACTTTGATGGGGACCCATCACCTGTCAATGCAGGGCCCATACACTCTGCAACCATATTAATAAATTGCACAAATGCCGCCACAAACCCGACACTTCAAACAACCAATTGTGAAAAACTAAACAGAATGAACAATAGCATTTCGGCCACAGCATTGGCAGCAAATGCAGCATTGTATGGTACAGCACTTGCTGCACTGAATTTGCCTGCAATAGATCCAACTGTTCCATACAATTCAATCCGTTCTTTGGCCAAAATTGCAGAAATATTCAACGATGTTGAAATGCACGGGGTTGCGGGTGACAATGCATTCCCATCAATGCAAGAAATGCAAGGTTTTTTGGTTAATCTCACGAACGTGACCAGCACTGGGGGTGCGGGGCAGTACACCCCCCAACCCATAACCCAGGGCTGGAATTCACGCATTGGGTGGAACGCGGCCAAACAAATTGAAAGCACCGTGCTCTACATGAATGTTAATGCACGGTTTGATGGAACATTGAAAAACATAACCCTTGATTTGAAGGCATTGAAACCCGGCGATAAAATATTAATAACCACTGTCAATGCCCCAGTCAACAAACAAATGTGGTTGGTGGAAGGTGTGCCCAAAGAAAATCCGACGTATCCAAATGTAATAAATGTGCCAGTATCATTTTTAAAAATAAGATTGACCAATTTGAACACCATTGTTCCAGGGGATGATAACATCACCAATGATGCTCGGTTAAAGGTGGAATTGCAACGATTCACTTAGCAAGTAGGTGGTCATGAATTAAGCAATTGTTAGTGCAAAAAAATCAAAAATCAAAAATCAAAATCAAAATCAAAAATCAAAATCAAAAATCAAACAAAAATTAATCCATGTTTAAAACCTGTTTAAATTATAATATCAATTATTTATATAAAGTATAAATAAATGACTTGCAAGCTTGCCGCATGCACCGAAAAAAGCACCCGATCCGAAACTCAGCCGGTGATCGTGGTGGGAACCATACTGGGGATTGGCCTTCTGTGTTATATGGCGTTTTATAAACGCAGTGGCAAATGATGCAAATGATGCAAATGATGCAAAATGACACAAACATCTAAACTCAACCAAACTCAACCAAGGATTTCAATAAACTGTTTCATGCGCACAAATACATTTTTCATCATTGCACCAATCGCTTTGTCCACAAATGGAGGAATGGAAATGACGTCGTTCGGGTTTGAAAGTTGCAGTTTAAACTTATAATTAAATTGTATTGCGTGTCTGTCCGACTGCACGTGAATCGTGATGTTGGAATTGTCAGAATCAATTTGTTTGGCTCGCTGGGGGATCAAATGCCGCAACTGCGACGGCGCATCATTGGGAACATTTGCGCTGCTGATGTGAATGATGTACTCCTGCCCTTGTTCCAATTGTTGTTGCTGATTGTACGACAAATGCGGCATGTGTGTATAAACGTGCGTGTATCTCTCGCCCAGTCCCATCACGCTCTTGAATACGAAGATCAGTTCCGCCCGAGACGGGTCTGCTGGGTCGGGGAATGCAATGTGATACGAATCAAACAGGTCCTTCTTGTTCAATTCATACATCATTTTATAAATGTCAAATGTGAGCAGCGCGTCAATGCATATTTTTGGATTTTGCGCTCGGAATTCAATCAAATACAGGTGATTCGCCTTGTCCCGACTCATGTACACTGAGTCTTTGTCGCACTTCATCACAAACCGTTCCGTTGACATTACAACCCCGCGCTAATTATGTAAATATATAAGTTTGAATATATTTATATTGTTTCTTTTATAAAAATGAATTATCTTTTACGAGTTTCACTTTTTGAGAGCCCCAATCACTGCGGACACGGGCTGCAAAGCGGGCACAAATGGGGCAATCGCGGGAATGATTTTCCCGGCGACCTTGATGATGCCTCCAAGACGAATCTTCTTCTCTTCGGGGGTTTCTTCAGAAAAATCCATTATTGGGTTAGTTATTAGATGTTATATTATACATAAATATTATATTTTTATATCATTTATGTAATTTAATGTTTTTTGGGATTTTCGGTTGTCCTAAATGTCCAGCGCCAGACTGACGGTGTTTTTGTCTGACCGTTGACGGCGCTTGCTCTTGTGCGGCAGGTTGTCGTTCTGTAATTCCTTAAGATCCGAAATGCTGATGGTGCTCGTCTTGTCTTCAACTGCTTGTGACTGTTGCTGTGACTGTTGCTGCGACTGTTGCTGCGACTGTTGCTGCGACTGTTGCTGCGACTGTTGCTGCGACTGTTGCTGCACCTGTATGGTTTTGGTTTTCAGTCCGGACAGAATGTTGGAAATGTCAGTGGGGCCGCGCATGTCGGGTCGCTTGGACACGGTCACCGGGGGTGCAGAAGAAGCAGATGCGTTGGCGTTGCCATTACGCGCCGCGTTTAAATCCGGACGATTGGACGGCATGGATTGCACAGGAGGCGGCGCGGTGTTGTTTCCAGCCCGGAATGGCGTGCCCGCATCCGAGTTGGGGTCGCGCACGCTGGTGGGGACCGGTGGCGGCGGCGGGCGCTGGTTAGGAATGTAAGGGGGGGCTTGGCGCGAAGGGGCTGATTGTGTGGGGGGCGGACCCTGTTGTTGGGGGGCGGGTCCCATCAAATCCCCCATGAAGTTGCCAAACCCAGGGCGGTTCTGTGACATGGAATTCACCGCTGCCGCGGTAAACTGCTGCATGAGTTCCGGATTCTGGCGCATGATGTCGTCCATGCCCGGCATGGCCGATTTGAACATGGTGTTGGTCATGTGGAGCATGATGGCGCTGCCGCCCAACTGGAACAGCAGCTTGAGCTCGGGCGCCATCTTGGCCTTGGACTTATACTTGTCGTGCAGCTCCGAGAAAATGTCGTCATAGTCGTCAACGTTTTCGTTGACCTGCTCGCTCCATCCATCCAGCTTCAGGTCAAATGGGTCAAACTTGTTGTTCAAATACTCAATTCCAGTGATAACCGACATCAGCATTTTGCCCTGGAACTTCACGCTGTTGCGCCGCTCGCGCTCCTCCAAATGCGTCTCATATTCCCCCTTCATTTCCGCGAGCGACGACTCCATGGAATACTTCTTGGTCAGCGTGATGCCCTTCTGCTCCAAATCCTCCAGCTTGCGCAAGTACTTGAACTTCTCGCGCAGCAGCTCCTCCTTGGTCATTTGCGGATGTGCATCCACCGGTGCATCCGGGTTCAACGGCACGTTGTTGAACTTGCCGAATCCGTCCCACGTTTTTTTGTCGTCGTCAGCAGAGGCGGTTGAACTGCCTAAATTGAAACCGCTGCTGTTGCCGCTGCTGTTGCCGCCGCTGCCGCCCAATTCAATCGTGTCCTCCTTGAACGTCACATTGTTTCCAGACCCGGACCCACCAGCGCCAATCCCACTAAAAAACAAGGACTTGCTGGATGATGAACTGGGGGCCGTGACATCGCTTAATTCGTTCAATTCGGCTTCCAGCGCGTTCAAGTCGCCGATGTCAATGTCGTTGCCACCCTTGTTGCCGCCACCACTTTTTAGTTTGTCATTCATCAGGAATTCAAGACCACCACCGAAGTTGGACGACTTGCTTCCTCCTCCGAAACGGGAATCGCTGGGCAAATTTGAAATGTCAATTACTTCTTCCATTTGCACAGATAGGGGTGTGTGGATTGCTGTCTATTCTTATGTTTAATTTATATCTTTTAAGTTTAAATCATACGCAATAATTAGGGACGTGCCGTCCCTAAAACCCTGGCATTGCAAATAAACATGTGATGTGCCATAAGGGACGTGCCGTCCCTTTAACCCTGGCATTGCAAATAAACATGTGATGTGCCATAAGGGACGTGCCGTCCCTTTAACCCTGG